ACTCCAATAATCTCATCACGCTTCATGGATGGCATGATGTGGTCGATTAAACTCTGAGCGTTATCTTTGTGGAAGATCACAGAATCATCTCGCAGAATATGCAAATCACGCGGGAACTCGTGGAGTGTGACATCACCCCTAGAATCATAGAAGCCATACGAGTGTTGAATCAAATCAGTGAGTCCAATTTGATCTGGAAAATTGGTAGAAATCCACTCATCAAATCCGCCCGTAGTATATCCAACTGGAGCTTGCTCGTATGCGTCCGGTCCTTGTACACCAATGCCCGTAAAATTATCAAATGGTGGATTGCGAGTCTTTGGATAAAGATACGGCTTGCCCTGCTTCACATACTCATCAGTGATCGCTTTGAGCCATCCCTTCTGGATTGGAATAGAGTCACACTCAATCCACATAAAAGCCTTACCACGCATCGCTTTAGCGCACTGCTTGAACGCCAAATTTGCCACCTCTGGATAACGCATACCAGGAGGGTCTTGAAACGACATCGTAATTACCTCGGTGCCATCTAGTTCCTTCAAATATTGCACCAAGCGTTCAGCCTGACGTTTTTCGTGAGGCGCTATGTTGAGGACTACCGGGAGTAAATTCATAATACTAAATCTTATTGAACACAATGCACAACTGAGCTAGCCCACCGTGCATAGTCGAGTCAAAATCAGGATCGTTCCACTTGTCCCAATGGAAGCCGTCTAGTTCCATACGCAGATCAACAAGGTGCAATCCAGCATCTTTTCCCATTTTCACGATGCGTTTATAGTCGTAGTGATCGTGGTTCATCGGCTTGTCCACGCTAACAATATCCCATGATGTTTTGTGATCTGGATTAAAGCGTGCTTGATGAGAACTGCCAAAACGGAAGTCGCGGAACTTCTCATAAGCACTATAGAGCGGAACTAGAATGTACACATATCCGCCCTCCTTGAGAACTCGGCTCCAGTTTTGAAGAGCTACTTCTGGATCGTTCATGTGCTCCAGGCAATGGGCGCTCACTACACAATCAAACGACTTGTCATTAACGCCGGTCAGATATTGCGCGTCTCCATCAGGCAAGTCCCAACCTCGAACGGTTGATGGTGGATTAAGTTTGATGGCGTCTGGACCACAGCCAATATCAAGGACTGATCCTTTAATAAACTGATAGTCTCCATGCCTGACTCGGCACTTGTGGGATTTTGTCATTTCGTCCATATTGATATATTGAAATTAGCTGCCCGCCGCCGCAAGAGTCTCGATCCGAGGCTGAGCCTCTTCACATAAGTTGTGTGCTCTCTTGCGCTTTTCGACCACTACTTTCTCGTCGGTAATTACCAATCCAATTTGGCGAGGTACTTCGGCCAGCACAGGCACGGCGGGCAAATTGTTACTTAGCTGCACTGACTTTAGCACCCATGCCAACACGGGATTTCTCGCGCATTTTGGTCTGAACCTTATTGCGCCCCAATTCGCTAGCCGTTTTAGGCGTATCGGATGAAACTCGCTTCGTTGGTCGGCAATACTCGTTATCGCCACCTGATCCGCAAGGTTTGCCAGTGCGTTGGTCTTTCCAGTTCTCCTTCTCCCATCGTTTGAGATTGGAGCCAGCTTCAGTCTTGCGAACATTGCCACTTTCCTTGCGGCACTTGGCAATGGCTTGAGAAGCGCGAGCCGATGGAAACACGTCGTAGCTTGCTTTGACTTTTTTGTAGCAGGAGTCCTTCATGGTAGATTGAGATTATGTTTTCCGATTTCAGTCAGGCATTTGACCAATAGAATGCAAAGAAGAATGACTGACATCCAGACTGTTTCAGTATTCATGGTGTTACTTCTTCTTCACGCTTTTAGATCCCGAACATCCCCATTTTTTACGAGACAAGGAATTGGGCGAATTTGGATCAGAGCGCCAGTCGCCTGCAATATTGTTGCTGCGAGCACAATACGCATCAGCACGCTTGCTGCCAATAGGGCCAATTTTGCTGCCTTTTTGGCCGTATTTTACCGTCTTTTCACGGCCAGTATCAGGATTCTTGATCGTTTTAGAGAACTTCTTTTCCATATAATTGATAGCTTATGGCTTTTTGCGATAGGTTGCAAGAGTGATTTTGTCAAAGACATAGAATTGGACGAAGAAGCCTCTCTACGGAGCGAGCTGTCCATGGTCTTTTTCCACTTTCGAGCATGGATATGTACATTTTGCTGACACCCATGATTTTAGCAGCTCCTTCTTGGGATAGATTTAGGTGTTCCCTGAATCTTTTGAGCACGCTAGTAAGGTTTCGGCTAGCGTGTTGAGCCAACTGCTCCAGCGAGGCAAGTTTATCCATTGCTTCTTGGAAGTCATCGCGAATTTTTGCCCATTCTTGTTCTTTTTCATCATTCATAATCGTCTGCTTTTTGTCTTGATAAGAGATTTGAGTCATAAAGCTGCGGGTTATTTAGGTATGGTTTGTTGGAGCGAATCATATTGCGAAGCTGAACCTCAACCGATTCCGAGGTAAATTTTCTCAACATGCTTTGGACCTGTTTAATATCTTGCTCAGCTTGTTCTGGCGTCCACGCCCATTTATCACCTTCTGTTCTGATGCGAGAGCGTAGCGCCATGCGAACTCTCCAGTCGAAGCAATCTTGTAGCGCCTCAACAATACACATTGGAAGTGATGTTGGTATCTCAACTTTTTTTGCCGCCGTCGCCTCGGCTTTTAATTGCGTTTTCCAAGGTGGCTCATCCAATCCTTGATCTTCATCCTTGATTTTTGGAGCATGGCGAAAAATCTGTCTTTCCGAGAAAAAAGCAATAAATGGTTCTTGTTCATGTGGGTGAGTTGGCGCTCCCCACCATTTAACTATCGCATGCCAAACCTGTTTATGGGCTGGACAGTGACGGCTCAAAACCCCGTACTGCTTTTGCATGAATTGGCTTAGCAGTATTGCTGTTCCTCCTGGCATCCAAATGGCATTATCGGAACCAAGTTGTTTTACATCGACACGGCTGAAGTCAGCACCATCACCAGCCACATCGTTAATTTTCTCAAGCTCCCAATCCACTACACCAGCCTTGTCAGCTAAACATTCAAGAACGATAAGAAATGCTCGATGCCTAAACGATAAGCAGGCAAAGTCTTGATCTCTCCATCGGTTTGCGTCCAGCATGATATTGCGAGATGATTTTTTCACGCTGAAAGATACACAATCTTGTTTATTTGTAAACTAATTTATTTACGAAATCATTACCCTAGCTGATTAGGGTAATTCTGGTTGTTTGCTATTACCCTATATTGCTAGGGTAACTCTCATAATTGAGAAAACTCACTTCTCCTCCCAAAGTCTGGCATCAGGACCGCACAAGTCACGCGCGTCTCTCATTGTTCCACACATCCTCATGCGCTCAAATGGGTCGTTATCCCTACCAGTAACTCGGTCAAAAGCATCCACGCCTTTGGAGCGTATGGATACCTCATTACTGCAAGCATGAGATGCTCCGTGAGCAGATTTTTTTAATACACACCACCGACAATCAACACAGAATTTTAGCTTTTCCATATCATTCAGCTTTGTTAAGTTTCACTGCGCACTCGGCATATCCGATGATGTCAACCAGGGTGTCTCGCTTTTTACTCGTCTTGGCTCGGCTGACTTTCAGAAGAATCATCATCTGTGCCACATCCCAAGGCTCAATGGTAGAGCCTGTGTAGGCGCTCCACAGATTTGCAATGCGAGCAAAAGATTCGTTCGCATCGCCGTAGTCAGATTGACGTTCTCCAGCGACGATTGCTGCGGCCTCCTCGGAGATGGATTGCTGTGAATCTGGGGTCGCATACCATGAGCAAAAGTCTGCATGGAGCATTGCTCTATTTGAACCTGCATAAACAGATTCATCCCATGTGTCTTCATCGGTAAACACGAGCAATCTGGTATCAAATGGAGCTTTTAATTCAGCCCCCTTAACGAGTTTAAATCCTGGAGGAGGCGTTGGTTTGTCGTGTTCTGTATTCATGATCATTACTTGGATTGTTTCTTGGAGCCAATCTTCCTTCCCTTGGGTAAGCAGCCACAGGACTGCACACTTCCAGAGGTGAGATTTTGATAATATACCTCGGTCTTGTTGCCGCACTCGCATTGGCACAGCCAGCGGCTATTGCCATGAGTGTTGCGAGATACGAGTTCGACAACGATCAAGCTGCCGAAGGTTTCGTTGATGAGTGATTTTGGTGAGCGCCCCATTAAGGTGTTAGGTTTGGATGATTGTTGTCTGGCTCAATGAGGAACTCGCACTCGAAAGCGATGATAGCAGGCGGATGGATAAACGATATTAGCATCATATCTCCGCGTGGAGCGGTTCGGCGTAAACACGTCTCACAGCCTTCGCGCCAGTTCCAACTGCCGTTTTCATCGAATCCTACGCCATCGCAACGGGCCACATCATTCGGAAGCCGAATCAAGGCGCTATTGGTCTTCATGGGTTTCATTTCCGTGTTTAATTCCGTGTTTAATTCCTGCGTCAATGTGGATTTTGGTTATGTTTTCGGTAGTTCATCGCCTGCCGTCGCTTGATGTGGGTCGTTCTCCGGCAGGAATACCAGAATCGCCCGCGCTCCAAGTCTGTGTCCAGGCTTTTTGCCGCTTGGCATCTCATCGACTTGGATGGTGAGCATCCTTTCGCGGCAGTCGAATGCGACGATGTTGCCTATGTTCGCATCATCCAACAACATCGGATGCAGTTGATTTGGCTCGATTGGAGTGTGTAGGTCTTTCATAAGTATAGGAACAAGCGACGGAGAATAAGACGATGGAGAGGAACGGTTCATATTTATGTTCTACGTTTGTTTCAATACGCCCATTTAGCATCGCCCAGGATCTCGTCAGAGTCAGACCACCATTCGTCCCACTGGCTATTTGTTGCAACGCTCCAGGGCGGAATGGTTGCGGCTGCGTCTTTGCCGGTCAGCGAAACGGGAAGCCATTTGATTCGGTTATTTGGATAGATTGCAATTTGGCCGTTGGATAATTTAATGACATTACCCTCCTTATGCTCTTCAAGTAGCTCGGAGTCACCCACGTCCAGGAGGCCAGATGATTGCCCTTCTGGCAGGTGGTCGATGGTGAACCAGTAGTGGCCTCCTATCGGAGGATTACCTTTCCCAAGGTTAACCAAAACTGGCACGTCGGAAAGTTGGTCTTTGCGCCATAGTTCGATGGAACCAGACAAGCACTCCCACATTTGCACCTTGTGTAGCGGAAGAGGCTTGTGATCATCTTCTGGTTCATACCAATAGACGCATTGAGGCGGGATTTTGTCGAAGCAGGCGGCGTATTTCTCGACCCATGCTTGGAAGCAGAATGGACGGTTACGCATCGCTCGAACAGATACAAGCCATGCGGGTTCAAATTCGTTTTCTGGACCACCGAAGGCGTCACAGCGGATGTATACTTTAGTTTTTGGGAGGTTTATGTTTCGCATATTTTACCAGAGGTTGAGGGTTAGGCCGAGAGCTTCGGAGCGTTGGGCTGCGGTTGCGTTGGCAA